ATTGTAGCGAAACACCTTCCATTGTCTGCTGAGAGGAGTCCTTTGACATTTTCGAGAAACAAAAGTCTAGGTTTTTTGACTCCCACGATTCTGCAAATTTCATGGAAAAGAGTACCTCTTGTATCTTGGAAACCCTTCCTTTTTCCAGCAATTGAAAAAGATTGACATGGGAATCCTCCGCAGAGCATATCAAAGTCTGGGAGTTCTTCTGGAATAATGTCTCTTGCACTTCCCCAGTTTTTGTGTGTTGGGTAGTGTTTTTTGTAGGTTTGGATTGCGTACTTGTCAATTTCGGAAAAACCAATACATTCCCACTTGTGCAACACCCCTCGTTGCTTTTTAATGTCTTTGCTATCGGTTTGTCTAATATCTTTTTGTTGTAACCATCCCATACTTTCGGTTGCTTTTTCAATTCCATATTCAAATCCTCCTATTCCACTGAACATACTAAAGTATTTCATTTATTCCATCTCCAATTCTATCTCGTTCTTGAGATATTCTTCGTTACTAATATCAAAACCGACAGATTCACTATCAAACAAGTCACTATCAAAAAATTTCTGTAACTCTTGCTCACGCTTTTTCTGATACTTTTCTTCTGCACGTTCCATCCTACGAGTAAACAATGGATGCTTCCAGTCATCTATAAATATACATAACTCTGTGTCCCAGACTTTCTTCAAATCTAAATCTTCTAGGTCTAACTCCGCAGCTTCAATAACTGTGCAATACTTTTTACTCTTACCAACATTGCCTTTAATCTTATTAGGTACTAACCAATGTTCACCAGCGCCATATTCTTTACTAATCTGTGCCTGAATGCAATTACTCTTATATTGGCTAAGATCCTTAACCTTATAAAAATTTGCAACTAATGTGATATCGTCCTTTAAAATATTATAAACAATATCTTTAATATAGTTCTCTGGAAACTTAATGTCACTTCTTCTGATTATTTCATTTGATAATTGATTCATAACTTTTCTTGACACTTTACTGCAATCGCTTTTAATAATAGGCAATCCTTTAATCTTTACTTTGTCATCTGATGTAATATATAAATAGTTCTTCTTTTTAAGTTCATCATTATAATCTCTAAAGAACCATATAGCTTTAATCTCTGCATCAATACCCATACTAAACGTCTCTTGAGGGAATGGCACGCTTAAACCAATCTCTTTAATAATCTCATCCCTAACTTTCATAATCCTGCCCTTATCATCATAAACATCTTTCAGAAACACACTGTCTGTGTCAGTATATATTAATTGGTAACCCGCTTGTTCAAACTTCTTTCTAGCAAACTTAATCATTGTTCTAGCTATCAAGGTACAATCTGCAGCTGTTGTTAATGAATAAACATTCTTGAAAATGTTTGCACCACTAATACCATACAAGGTGTTTAATATAACTTTCAATGCGTATTCTCTAGGATCCTTATTCTTCTTATATTCCGATCTTAATAGATATAACTTCTTAATAACTTCTTCAATCTTTCCAGGTTTCTTTTTACAATATTTACCATTAACCTTAAACATATCATTGCCATGCCATTTCTCATCATCTTTACAACATTTGCAGGAATGTGCATATAAATTACCCATTAAAAATGAGTGTGGATAAGCACTACTAAAATCCAGACAATATATCTTGCCTTTACAAACTTCAATCTCAGGTTTACTAACAAAACCACCCTCATACTTTTTATATTTGCTTTTTTCTGCATATTCTTCTTCTATCCCAGCCTTATGACAAATGACTTTATATGTATAGCTACCTGTGGAAGTTCTGAACCAATTATATTTACGTTGGTCACTTTGGCTCATAAATTCTTTCATTGGTAAAAACTCTTTATAAAAATATTCAAACAATTCTTTTGTCAGTCTTACATCATAGTATAGGTATTTAAGGATCTCACTTGTTTCTTTCTCATCCCATTCATCCTTATAGAAAATCTTATAATCTATATCCCCTTTCTGGACACTAAGGCTTAACACTTCTCCTAGAGTTTTCAACTTATGATTAGGAAGTAGATCCTTTAACACCTTACCATTAACTTTAATAATGTTCTCTCTTACACTTCTTCTCGTTAGTGGATCAAATAATACTCGCATAAGGTCTATCCTAATTTTATACTCAAAATTATATCCATTATTTTCCATGATAGGAATATCAAAATCCCTTGAGTTATAACCTACTACTACTTTATGAGCATCTATTAGTGTTTGAATCTGGTCCTTTTCATCATGTGTATAAAAATAATAATTATTATCTTTAAAACTGAACGCGCCGAACCATTTCATAAGAGACGTTTCAGTATTTAAACCATCGGTCTCAATATCAAATATTAAGACACTATCTCCTATTGAAATATTACTCACTCCTTTTTTTTTGTATTTCATTTTAAAACATCACCCATTTTTTATTAATGGCTTTATTCTTAATTTCAATTTTACCATTATTATGAATTGTTATTCCAAATTGAGTGTTTGAATTGATTTTAACATATTTAGAATAAGGTGTGTTGAAATATTCCAAAAATCCACACCCCATTTCATTTAATAGATGACGAGTGAAAACTCTATTACGATCATTATCAATATCACCAATCCTTGGCAAAAACAAACACCATTGTCTAATATTATAACCATAATATTTCTTCCCATAATATTTGTATTTAATTTGTTTTAATGCTTTCCCAATAATACCACCTTGCCCTAAAGATCTTATATGTTTACCCTCAATACCAATAAGACCATACTTTGGAATATTAATAATAAGATCAACACGATAAGGCAACTCCCAATCTTTACATATATCAGGGATGCACTCTCGTTTATATTGAATCTTTGCTTCATTAAAAAATTCACATAATTTATCAAATTCTCCTTCTTCGTTGTGTTTCATTATTCCATTTCCTCAAATTGTTCTTCTAAAATTTTAAACCAACCATTTTTAATCCGTTCTAATCGTTCTTGTTTAACTAAAGTTGATAATGCCTTTCTCATAATATCATGACTATATCCTTTAGCATTGATACGAGAGATAACAACATTCCCCTGAAATTCATCATTTAAATCCATCTCGTGTAACTTTTCCATAACAAAATCAGCTTGTTTTTCGGTGGCAGAACGATTATCAATTTTTGTCCTACCTGTAAAAAGAATGTTAAGAGTGCCATCATCCTTATCAACAACTTCAAACTCAATAGGCTCTGCTGATGCACTATCTCTAGTTTTTGGCATTGCAATTGAATACTTGTCTCTGTTCTTTTTCTTGATTGCCATAAAACCATCAATTTGTGCTTGTAATTCACTAGAACCACGCAACAAATCACCACCACTCTTATCATTGCTTTTATTATAGTGGTGAATAATCACGATTGCGGTGTTGTATTTAACTAAAATAGGTTTAATAAACTCATTAAAAATCATTTTAACATCTTTAGAATCATTTTCATTCCCAGCAAAGAACCGAGATAGAGAGTCCATAAAAACCACATCAGGTTTAAATTGTTCAATATCGTTGATTAAAATCTGTATATGTTCGTGTGTGAATTTGGTTCCTTTACCAATTGAGAACGACAAATTACTTTGAACGTCCATAGGTATATCAGACATCATTTTGTGTAGTCTTGTTTTAATACGTTGAATTCTACTTTCTTCATCCATATATAAAACACGACATGGTCGACTAACTTTTCTATCTAAAAACACACCACCTGTGACTAATGCTTTCGCCATAAACAATGTTAAGTATGATTTAAATTCTCCTGGCTTACCAGCAACTATATGATACCCATTTTCTTCAATCATTTCAGGTATTAACCATTGGATTGGTGGTATGTTTGCACATAATAAATCTTTAGTATTCCATAGTTTTGTGTCTGCTTTAACAAACCCAGAATATAGTTTTTGTGCTGTAAACGCTAGTTGTTCTTCTTGGTAAACTTTACCAAGTAATCCATAAACCGCAACGTCTTTAAGTTCGTGTGCATATGTGTTAGCAATTTTTCGATATTGTTGTTCATCCTCATAATCATTTTCTGTGTGTGTTATTTTATGAAGGTTTTTTATAATTTGAATTGTTTGTTCTTCTGTCATTCCTGTTTTTCTACACATGCCTGCAAATGCTAATATAATGTCATTTCTCTGCCCTACTTTATAATGTTGTTCCCACCATTCATTTATTACTCTTGTGTTGATTTCTTCTATTGTTATTTGTTGTATTGGTGTTCTATCTTTCCTTGAGTGTTTGATTATTATTTCTATTTGTTGTTCTTTTGGTTTAAATGGTTGTCCTTGGTTATAGTGTGTGATTTCTTCTATTGTTCCGTTATATTTTGGTTTAAAATGTGGTTGTTCTTCTAATGATACTAATTTATGTTTTGATGTTAATAATCCCATGTCTAGTTTTATTATTGTTGATGAGAATCCTATTTTTTTAAGTAATCCTTGTGCGAATTTTTCTTTATAGAGTCTTCTTTCTAGGAATGGTAGAATTTCTAATCCGTGTGCTAATAGACGTATGTGTGGTGATTTGCCTCCATGTTCTGTTTGGTGGTATTCATATTTGTTTAGAAATTCTTTAATTTTACTTATCCACTTGTTTGCTTCTTTTTGTATTTGTATTATTGGTGTTTCTTTTTTAGTGGAGTCGAATTCTAGTATTAGTTCTTGTTTTCCGACTTCTCTTAGTGTGTGTGTTGTCACTGGGTTATTTTGTTCTGAGTATATGTGTTGTTTTCTTTGTTTTCCCCATTCTACGTTTTTGTGTGGAACGATTACAATTTCTCCTAATTTTTGTAGGTATTCCGTTCTATTGAATTTTGTCATTTGGTTCCACCTTTACAATAAAGCTATCTTCATCTGGTATGTACTCTATTTCGACTTCTTTTCCTACATCTAATTCTTTTAGGAAATGTCTGTATAGAATTGGTGGTACTCTCATAACTAGGCTTCCGCCTGATTTTAATATATTTGTTTTAATTTTCATTAAATTTCACCTCATTCAATCATAAGACATAGGTTATATATAAATCTTCTCATTATATTACAAAAACAACAATAGTTTTGGAAATCACACTTTTGGTGTTTTGGAAATGATACAAATATCCAAAACTACCAAAACTCTAAATATGTGTAATTTAAGTGTAAAAACAATGAAAGTTTTGGAAATTACTCTAACCAAAAGTTTTGGTCGTTTTGGACACACCCTATAAGGGTGTCCAAAACACCAAAAGTATTGAGGGGGAAATATGAAAAGTAGTGAAAATAGAAACATTTATATAGAAGTTATATAATAGTTATATCTATGGGAAACAAAGTCATGATAGCAATAGATAAAACAACCAAAGAACAATTCAGAAAACTGTCTTTTCCAAACTACATACAGACTGATGAAGCTAGAATCAGATACATCATTGATAAATTCCCACATATTATATAGTAAGAGGTGTACAATGGGACAAAAAGAGATCTTCGATTCTCTAAAAAAGAATCCAAACCAATACTTTAGTGCAGAAGAACTAAGCAAAATTCTAAAAGTAAACAGACAATCAGTTACGGCTTCTCTAAGAAAACTATCAGATAAAAAAGATATAATAGTGAAACTAGTAGCGATTGGAAGAAACAATACACCATTAAAGAAATTCTGTTTCGTAAGTAACGATGAGATGACAAACGTCATCAACGAGTATGGTCAAATTAGAAATAAACATTTAGGTCTTAACTCTGACCTGTTATCTAATCTGATGATTGTAAAAGAAATAAGGGAGATGAGAAAAAATGGAAATAAAAAATAAATTTGTATGTGTGTCTGATGGTGATGGAGTTACCATTAAACAAGAAATTGATAAAACAATGGATCTAATGGAGTCATTATCTGAATTAGAAAAATTAAAGACCGAAGTAATACAAATAGAAAACCAAGTGAAGCAAATTGAAGAAGCCATAGCATCTAAGAAAATGGAGAAGGATTTAGAACAAAGCAAAACAAACCTAAACCAAGTGAAAGGGCTTGAAACACAATGGATTGAAGCTATCAAAGAAAAAAGAACAGAACTTGTGGATAAGATGAAAGTTAAAGTGAAACTTGAAAAGACCAAAGCTAGATATAATTCTAACATGAAGATGCAAGAAAAATTAGCTAGCATGAGCCAAATCTTAGGACCTATAGCTAACGAGTTCCACTTAGAAATGAAGAGTGAAATAGTGCAGGAATTGAGGAGAGACTTCGATTCAATATGAATTGCAAGGACAATTTACACATATGCAAAGCGTCTTGTTGTAGGTTAATGGGTTTTGGGCTCATTAATCCTACTCAAGAACGTATTCACTATTATGAAACACATGGGTGTAAAGTAAAAAGGCATAGTAGATCACAGTACGAGGTATTGGTGCCAATGGATTGTCCACAATTAGGTGATGACAACTTATGCAAATTACATGGTACTGATAAGAAACCAGCAATGTGTAAAAGGTTTGACGCTGAACATACTGTAGGTTTTCTAATAACTGAGGGGTGTATTATAGATGGAAATGCCAAATGATATAACAATACCAGAACCAAAGCGAGTATATCTGAACACATTAAGGATTGATAATACTAATCCTAATGTTATGAGTGATGCTAACTTTGAAGCACTAAAGCTTAATATCAAACGATTTGGGTTTATTATACCTATAATTACTAATGAGGATTATGTTATTGCTGACGGGTATCATAGGTGGAAAGCAGCACGTGAGTTAGGAATGAGTGAAGTATTAGTGATCAAGCTACCATTAAAGGACGTTGATCGGCGAATGCTCAGGCAGATATTGAACAAACTACGCGGAAACCATGATAGTGATAAGGACCTTATTGAATATAATTTCTTTGATGAGTCCGGTGTGTTGGATGAGATGGAGCAGTTATTACCTGATTTTAGTGTTAATATTGATGGTATGAATGCAGATATTGAAGAGGATGAGTTTGTGCCTGATATTGAGAAAGAGCCAGTATGCAATGTTGAGCGTGGTGATGTTTGGCAGTTAGGTGAGCATCGGTTAATGTGTGGGGATAGTACTGATAAGGCAGATGTTGATTTGTTGATGGATGGTGATAAGGCTGATATGGTATTTACTGACCCACCTTATGGGATTGATGCTGATAAAATGACAATGGGTTCTGGTGCAAAGGAGTTTCATAGAGGGAATTGGGATAATGAAAGACCAGACATTACATTCATTTTAGATTTGGCAGAAAAAATATGTATTTGGGGTGGTAATTATTTTGCTGATATATTACCAGCAACTAATGATTGGTTATGTTGGCATAAAAAGAATGATGGTTTATCTTTTAGTGAATTTGAATTAGCTTGGACAAACTTTGATAAAAATTGTAGGCATTTATCTCATCATTGGGGAAATGAGAAAAAACAACACGTTACTATGAAACCAGTGCAAGTATGTGCGTGGGGAATATCTTTAGTTGATGGTGTGTCTGTTCTTGACCTATTTGGTGGTTCAGGCAGCACACTCATAGCCTGTGAACAACTTAACCGCAAATGTTATATGATGGAATTAGACCCTAAGTATTGTAGTGTTATCATAGAGAGGTGGGAAGCCTTAACTGGCAAAGAGGCAGTTCAGTGTGGCAAATGATGAAAATCTTATTCCAATTAGAAGCACGAAACGAGCAAGAGAATTAGGTAGTAGAGGAGGCAAAGTAAAGTCCGAAAAGAAGTTATGGGCTGCTAGACTGCGCGAATTAAAGAAAAAGGGCTTATCTGACGAGAACTACAAGCAATTAGTGGCAATGATGACTGAAAAGAAATCGTTTGCATTAGATGTATTAATGTTTTTACAAGGGACAAAAAAGGATTGTGATAGCGCTGGGCAAAAGACAAACGTTGCAAGAGCATTGACGGATTTAATGAAAGCGACTCATGGTGAAGAAATAAAGACAGAGAACGTTCACCATATTGTAAACTGGAATGAGATGTTTGAGAGGTGTGAGAAAGATGATGATGATGAATGAAACCTGCAACGTCTACGATAGAGTAGACTGGGAAAATATATATACATTCTATATTGAAAATGAAAAAGAAGAAACCATTAAGTTTGAGGAAAGTAATCAAGGAACTATTCAATATAACTTTATATAATTATCAGCAAGACTTTTTATATGATTGTATAAACAACCAGCGAATAGTTGGCGTATTCTGTCGGCAGACTGGCAAGTCTATGACTATTGCAATGGTTGCAGTTATTGAAGCTATTAAGAATCCTGGTTCACACATTGTAATAGTGGCACCCACTGATAGACAAGCTGGAGAACTATTCAAGAAGATAGCAGACTTTGTTAAAGACTCTCCTGTTAGTAGTGAGGTTAGTTCTGTTACTATGAGGCAAATGGTTATTAAGAATAGTCGAATTAGTGCATTTCCTTGTGGTGATAGTGGTGATACAATAAGAGGTATGACTGCTAATGTATTAATAATGGAAGAGGCAGCTTATATTAAAGATAGCATAGTAAACCAAGTATTGATGCCAATGGTAGCAGCAACACAAGGTAAGGTAATAAAGATTAGCACCCCATTCAGTATGAACCATTTTTATAATAGCTTCCAATCAGATGACGCATATAAGAGTCATCATTATACGTGGCAACATGCAGTAGATGCTAAACATTTTACTATGGACTTCATTGACGAGCAGAAGAACCAGCTTGGTGAACATAGCATTGAGTTTAGGACAGAGTATTGTGCTGAGTTTATTCCTGATGAGGATGCATTCTTCTCATGGGAGTTAATTGATAAGTGTATTGGTGATTATGAAATGCTGGGTGAAATATAATGTATGATGAAATAACTTGTGAAGCTTGTGCTTGTAATACTTTTAATAAACTATATTATACTGATTATAAAATATTTGGTACTTGTGTTTATTGCAAAAAAGTAAATAAATTATATGAGGAATGATATGATGATATGTGATAAGTGTTGGAACTATAAAGAGTTTGGTAAGACGTGCTACTATTATTGGGATGAGAAGAAAGCGTGTACACAATTTAAAGATAGTAAAGACGACACACCACATATAGAAGATGAGAGGAAAATATGCCAACATATGTATTAGGGGCGGACCTTGCAATAACAATATTTAAATACTTGAACTCATACCCTATTAAGTATGGCAATAAATATTTGTAAACAATGTAAAAAAGAATTTAATGCACCACCAAGTTATAATAGAAAGTTTTGTGGTAGGAGTTGTGCAACAACATATAAAAATTTACATAATAATCCAATGTGGAATGAGCATATAAGAAAAAAGGCACAAGAATCTTTAAAAGGTAATGTTCCTTGGCAGAAAGTATTGGGTAATGATCATCCAAAAGTTATATTATATAAATATAGGATGGCCAAATTACAAAGTAAAAGACAGAAAGGAAAAAAGGCATGGAATAAAGGATTAACTAAAAAGGAAAATCCAGATAAAGTTAAATATGGTTTATTTAGAGAAAAAAACCCTATGTGGAAAGGTGGCCCATCAAAAAGAGATTATAGAGACAATTACAAAGAATGGATGGAATTAAGATTATCAATATTAGAACGTGATAATTACACGTGCCAAAATTGTGGTTTAAAAAAGACAAAAGGATTACATGTTCATCATATAATACCATGGAGGGAAAGTAAAAACAATGAAAAAAGCAATTTATTAACGCTTTGTAATTATTGTCACAAAGACTAAAATGATAAACAAAACATATGTCCTTGGTGCAGAAATAATGAGGTAACCCCTCTTTATTGCATATACCTTGCGAGGGCAGGCGAAGATAGTTCTGTATTCGTTATAATTGAGAAAGGAGATCCACATAAAGTGGTATTCATTAAAGAGATACCTAAGAATACCATGGACGAAGCTATTGACTATATTAAATATTTACATAACCGATTTAAGTTCCAAAAGATAATATGTGATAGCACTGGACTAGGTGCTGGTGTTTCTGATGTGCTTAGTAGAGATCTTAATCCACCTAAGACATTAAAGCAAGATACATATAAGACACCTCATGATAGTGTGGATATTGTTATTGGTGTTACGTTCACACAAAAGAATAAGATGGATATATTCAGTAACCTAAAACTATTAATGGAGCAAGGCAAACTATTAATACCTAATCATAAGAAGTTAATATTCCAATTAAAAGACTTTCGTTATGAGACAACAGAGTCTGGCAATCTTAAGTTGCATCATGGCGAGGGTAATCGTGATGACTTTTGTGATGCGTTGGCATGTGCTGCTCATGGATTGAGAAGTAAACAAATAGGCTGGTTCTTTGGATAAAAAAAACTTTATTTAAATACTTGAACGTGTATTTATAGTATTGTCTCTTAATAACTCGTTAATTCGGGGTATTATCGGATGGCTACTTAGTAGTCAATCACCTCTTTTTCCTGCTCGGGTGAGATTCCCGTGTAGGTTTTATAATCATGGGAATCCTAGACTTAATAAAAAACACAAAGAAATATCTTGCAAAAGATATAAGATTATTTAACGCTGGAGAAATAACACCTACAGCAGACTTACCTGTATTACCGACATGGTTCTTTAATCCAATGTTGGGAGTGCCACGTAGGATTAATCTCCTAGAGGTAAGACAATACGCTAAATCTTGTTGGGTACAGATGGTTGTAAATGCAATCATAAAACAATTGATGATTATTGATTGGGATGTTGTTAATACGGATGAAGAAGACGAACAAGATTATAGTACGGATATTGAGAAGTTAAAGACGTTATTGATAAATCCAAATCGTAATGGTGATGCTTTCTGGGATATATGGGGTCCATTCTTAAGAGATGTATTAGAGATTGATTCTGGGGTTGTATATAAAGGACATAATGTAAGTGGCGAGATTGTTGAATTGTTTTCTTATGATGGTGGAAGATTCTTAATGAATATTAATGAGCATGGAATTCTAGGTGAAGATGGAGATGGTAATCCAGTACCAGCATACTACCAATATAGTTTTAGGCAAGTACAAGGTGCACCAATACCATTCGAGAAGAAAGAAATCATATATGGTAAGATTAACACATTGACCGAATCACCACCATATGGATGGTCACCACTACAAAGCATACAACAAGAAGTTGAAGTTATGATCCAGTCCACAAGATATAACAAAGAGTTCTTTATTAATAACGCTACACCCGACGGTATCGTTAATGTTAATATGGACTTGGATAATTTAAGGACGTTCCAATCAGCATGGGAACAACAAGTTAAGGGCAAACCCCACAAACTTGTCTTCCATAACTCTGAGTCTTCCTTTACCCCCCTTGCTACTTCTAATAAAGACATGGATTGGTTGGAAGGTCAAAAGTGGTATTTCCATGTTGTATTTGGAGCATACGGATTAAGTCCTCAAGAAGTAGGATTCTATGAGAATAGTAATAAGAGTACTGGTGAGTCTCAAGAACGAATAACAATCAAGAATGCTATTAAGCCATATTTACAATTGATAGCACAGAAGATTAATAACGAGATACGTAACGAATTAATAGGTCACGATAAGATTAAGTTTGAATGGTTCCCTAGTGATGATGCAGCTGAAAAGATAGAACATGAACAAATGATGGCAAAGCTTGCAGCTAATGTAATAACCATTAATGAAGTACGAGCAATAGAAGGTTTAGAGCCTGTCGATTGGGGTGACGAGCCAATGGCAATGATGATGCAACAACAGATGATTGATAGTGGTGCTATTGGTGGTGACGATGAGGACGAAGAAGAAGATCCTAAAGACAAAGAGAAGAAAGATAGAGATAAGAAAAAGGATAAGGACGAAAAGAAAGAAGATAGGGAATCACAAAAGCTGTATAAGAAATTATTTAAGGGGTTCATGAAAAATGGCAAACAGCAATTCAACTAAAGCAGCTGTTGACCAGAACCGAGCATCATATGCAGATGACGCAATTGCAAGAAGAGTTCTACAAGTTGATGGTTCTGGTAATATTGTTAGTCCTTCTGGTTTAATAGATGTTGAATTTGATTATATTGCATTAACGTATGTCGCTGCAGGTAATGGAGCGGGTGAGATAGAGACTGCAACTTATAAGACTGGTGGATCTGGAGGAACAACTGTGGCAACAGTTACTATTACTTATGATGCTAGTGATAGAATTGCAACAGTTACTAAATCATAATGACCTACACATATAATCCTTTTGAAGGTAAGTTTGATGCTACTCAATGGACTTATGCTAGTGGTATTTTAACAACTAAGATTCCTTCTGATATTTCTATTCCTAAAGATGGTGTTGCAACAGGTGTGAATTTTGGGGTGTCATCATATTATATAGATTTGAACGCTGAGGGATGGGATGGTGCTGCAGGATATGATACATCAACTAGAATAATAAATTATCAACCAGTTGGTGGAACAGTTAAAGGTAGTCTTGGGTTATTATTTAATAATCAATTACATTTTATAATTACAGAGACCGATTTAGCAGCAGTGGCTCCAACAGGTAATGTATTTGGTTATGGTGCATCTGTTGCCCCAACAGGCAATGGGACGAAGATTATATTTAGGGGCGGGGGCAGTGCTGGTGGTAATGGTGCTGGTGGTAATTT